ACTAATTTAACATTAGACCAGCACATTGCTAACAACAACTGGTTGATGAATACACTCACTATGTTAAAAGATGATGGTGTATTATATGTGCCAGTTCTTGATAAGAACTTCAACAGATTAGGGGAGGAAATTGATGTCTAACGTCAACAAATATACTCGTGCTGGTAATAACGGCAAGTGGATAAAATGCCCTTGTTGTGAACAAACAGCACTCGTATTTCACTTCAGTTGGAGTGCATTAACCTGCCAATGTTGTAGGTCTTCAGTAACAAAAACCTCATGGAGATTAGTATGACTAAGTATCAAGTAACAGCAAATCCTAATGCAACAAATAGTGAACTAGATGCTAAGGTTATTTTATACCCAGAGTTGCCAGATTTCAATGAGAAACTAACAACAACCGAGCATAATATTATAGAAGCATTATGTAAAGAAATCGTGTGACTGTCTACAAAGTGTCACAAGGTCGCTTGATTTTTGCCCCATTTTCTGTCATACTTATAGTATGAATAATTCAAAAACACTTTTTTCTCAATCACTCAACCTATGTGACGATTACCTAGGTTTCGAGTGGGTGCAAGGCACCCGAACCTCTATGTTTGACGTTTACAGACGTGAAAACGACCTAGATCCAAATCTAGCGATCTACCACTACGGTGGGGATGTTTTCAAAGTTCGCTCTATGAACTATTCAGATTCAACTGGTTGCATTATAGGCGATCAGGTCGATCTCGGTTCTTTTGATAACATTTATGATGCACAAGATTGTGCTGAAGATTATCTAAAAGATCTGTTAATCTCTCAGGGAGTTTAATAGATATGCAACTTATTTCAAACAATAACTTTCTAACTATTGATTACTATCCTGCTAAGTCATGGATAGATAACAAGATTATTAACGATCTTAATTTAAAAGTAGTTACTGCAAATGGCAAAACTCAGTATAAAGTATTAGTCAATAATAAAGCAATGAATGATGATATTTTATCTAAGAAAGATGATGGTTATAGTATAACAATTAATACTAAAAGACCAGCACAATTTGTATCATTTTCTGAGGTTATTTAATCATGTTTATTGTATTTACTTCACCTAATCAGTTTGTTAAAAGTTATAATGAAGCAGTGCAAATTGCTGATGATTATTATAACAAAACTGGTGAAATCGTTGCGGTTGAGTTATCACAACATCACCCAACACCTTGGCGTACTATTAACAACTATTAAACCTATTCTTTGGAGGAAACTAACAATGACTACAGCAATTTTAACAGACAAAACATCAACAATTATCAACAGAATACTACAGGTTGATAACTTTCAAAACGTTGCATGTTACTGCTCTAATTGGAAAGAATTCGTAGAAGAATTAGCAGAGTGGGGTGTAGACGGATGTGCTAAAATCTATTTTGATGATGAAGAATTAGATGTAAATCGTCTAAACAGTTTTATACTTAAGGAGGGCAATTAATCATGTCAAATATACATAACGAAGCAATTCTTGAAAACTTATATGATGAAGTTTGGGAGGAATATAGAATTAAAAACAACCTATCTTCAGATCAATTATATACATTAGAACAGAATTCTCCCACTGGTGTTATACAAGAAATAGAGATAGAAACTAATAAAAGGTTTGAAGATTTATGCTACTAAGTATTAAATAGTCATGCTAATTCTCTCAGTATTGTGGTTGCCGCCCCAGGGTAATTTCCCTTAAAAAGTATGTCTGTACACTTTCAACTTATCCCTTGGAACTTATTAACAACTGCATACGATTCTTTGTATGCTAATTATCAACCAAAACCTGCAATGACCTACCTAGATCTTCTTACTGAACTTCAAAATCTTCCCGAAGAAGATTTACTCAAACCTGTCACGATTTATGATGTTGATTGTGAAGATTACTCACAAAGTTTCTCGTTTGACTGTAATCGAGAGGTGCCTAATATCATCATCTAAATAACATTTTATGCATCCTAATATGGACTACAAAGAGTTTAAAAAAGGACTAAAGATTACATGTGGGGATGATACTGGAGAGGTTAATTTCATAGACAAAATGTATATAACTCTCACTACACATAGATGGAAGAAACCCCCAGAATTAGCAGAACATAGTATAAACAAATACAACGAAGTTAATGTTTTAGTTTATAAGAATGACTGGTGTAATTGTGTGCCTGTGGATAACACGGAAGACAAGCAAATTAGCACCACTATGTATAAATCACAAGAGGGAAGATATGAGGATGTTCAATGACAAATAACGAGAACGATTGCAGCGACTTAAATGTTACCCACGGAGAACAATTACACTATGTGTTTATAACACTTAAGGAGTTAATTATTATGCAATGGGAATACATTAGAAAACACAGATTATGGACACTATTTAACAGGGATGTGGAAAACTTTAGGTGAATTGTTGAAAACAATTAAATGGTAATATAAATCTATTTGTGTGTTTTATCTCTTGCAATAAGGTGTGAATTAGTTACACTCTTAGCACGCAATCTAACGACATGTCAATAACATTTAACATCATGCAATATGACCTGTGAGAGTATCAACAATTATCACAGGATTACACTTGACAAACTAACACAAATGCCCTATAATAACTCTGTAAGGGTTCACAACAATTCTAAGCAAATATGCAATACAAAGTGTATGATTCAGACGACAAATTACATGGTACGTTTGAAACAATTAGTGACCTAGAATTATACATGGACGGTGTTAGAAACTCTAGGGGAGATAGGTATAAAGAATTGCCCAAACATTCGTGCTTTGATTATATTAAATCAATCGGATGGTTTATGGAGGTTGTTGACAATCACGCACAAAACACTTCTTAACACCTATTGACAACAATTGCAGTGCTATGTTATAATTAAGGCATAGCAATCACCTGTGCCTATGTAACACAAACTCATGCAGTCCTTATATATAATGAAATAGCACTCAGATCGCAGTGTTCATGGGGGTTCTCGGTCTTTATGGCGGCCCTTATATTAAAAAGGTTAGAGACCCTAACCTACAAAGGTTCCCAAAAGCAAGTGATATATTATTAGAAATTATTTTTACACCTATATTAAAAAATTTTTCCAGTATAAAAAATGGCACAGGACAACAGACAAGATGCTCGTGTATGGGCGTTAGAGCAACTTATAAGAAAGGAAGGGTGTTTAGACACTCGAATGTATGAATGTGCAGATGCTAGTACTTCTAGTATAACAGGTAAGAACAAAGAATCTCTATATACTCTATGGGAGGGTTGGAAACTACAACACCCCAGTAATAATCCCAAGTCAAACAGATTATAATGAGTAAAAGATTCACAACCACTTTAAATGAGGATGATTATGGAGATTTAATCTTAACTATACCGTATGATATAATTGAAGAGTTAGGATGGTCAACTGAAACAGAATTAGCATATGATGTTTATGATGGAAAATTCAGACTTAAAAAAAGTGAAGAGTAAAATAGATCCTTGGCAGGATAATAAAGAAGCACATGAAGCAATAAACATGTGTTTAGAAGCAATAGTAAAGCGTCTAGAACAAATTGAGTCATTTGTAAACGAGTTACCTACCCCAGATAAGACGTATTATAAACCTGAGGGGCATAAAGATTACTTAAATACTAAGGAGAACTACGATACAATTTACGATAGAATCAAAATTCTAGAGGATAAAGTATATGGGATGCAAAGGACCGAATAATACCTACGGAGATCAGGTATATTGTTATATGCATGTTCCTCAAGAAGGGAATACAACTGATGGCGTAAACATAGAGTTCAGGGAATACCCTGAGAATCCAATAAGAGGTGGTACTCATAACATTCCTAGCAAGGATGAAACTGCCGTAATGCATTCTAGTGTCTTTATAGAAGAACCTGATGCTGGTACGATTAATCCTGGTCCTTCTAATTGTGGAAAAACATATAAAGCATTAAGTTCATCACAATCTCCTACCAGTGAACCTGGAAGAGTATATTATGATTGGTATCCTGAAGAGTTATCTTTTGATCATATCTTTTCAGATACTTGGTTTTCTTTGATATATGATACCTCTAATGATCAGGGTATAGCAGGAACACCTTGCTTTTATATTGAAGATGAAGATGGTAGTACAGTAACAGTTGATATTGATGGTAATCCATCAAGTTCTTCTTCATCTTATGGATATACTTGTCACCCTTGTAATAATTTTACCTGCGACCCCGCTGAAACCACATTAAGTTATACAGCCGATGAAGATTTGACTGGCGACCCCGACTGCCCACACCCCACATTATTCGGTTTTGGAACCACGAGTTTTAAATTAGCCTTCCAATATGATGCTTTGGCAACTACACAACCTAATGGAGTATTAGACCTTAGTATGTCTTATACTGGTTCTGGGTACCAAGATGCATGGGATCAGACTAATGGTAATGGTATAGAGTATGTTTCAGCACAAAACCCGTGGCAAACTGGAGAAGAAGGTATTGCTTACTACGAAACTTATCAAATTAACAATGGTGCAGGCACTGGATTAAAAATCGTGGTGCGAATTGCTTGCGTATACGACGATTCAGGAGCGTCCACAGTATTCTCAGGTACTTCATGGAGAATAGTTGACATAATTAATCCTGGAACTGGTTATACACAAGATGCTGTAGTACAATTATCATTTTCACATCTTCATCCAGATAGTACTACTACAACATTATCTACTAATCTTAAATTAACCTCTGTTGGCGATGTACCCGTTACATCTGCTCAAGAAGGGTTTGCTAGATTGGTTAAGGGTGATACTTTAAATGGTCATACAATTACTCGTGCATTTCACACTGATATTGACAATTTTCCTTACCATATCATCTATTTGGATGGTTCTGGGAGTGATTTTACCAAAGATACGCAGTATACTAGCTCAAGAAACCACTTAATTACGGCAAAAGCGGGTTATGGCATCAAAGATCGGGCAATTTTAGTCGGATTATACGAATTTTTGAATAAATCCATCCAATATACCACCGCAAGACTCGAAGAAGACGCTCCAGACCTATTTAATACGCTAAAACAACCAAAAGGTAACGTTACTGTTACAGATGGTATAGTTACTGCTATATCCATTACTGATGGAGGAGAAGGGTGGGGTTCTTTAGACGAAGCACCTATACTTGAGATAACTGCACCTACTATACCGAAGAGAAGTGTAGCAGATATCTACCAAAGAGGCGAATTAGTTGATGGTGATACGGAACCTGAGACTAGACATGCTAGAGTTAAAGGTATTTTTAGTGCAGGTGTACTAACAGGTGTTGAAATTACCGATGGAGGTAAGGGATACCGTGATGACTACCCTCCAAATATATGGGTAAGGAACGTTTTTAAGACAAGAACGGATACTCAATTGAATAGTTCTTATAGTCAAGCAGAAGTATCACGAAAAATATCATATTTTAACTCTTTTCCAGAGCCAGGTCTTACATTAGAGAAGGAAGAATACGATAGAGTAACAAATCCTCTTAAAAATAAGAAACAAACTTTCTCAATTACGGGTGCTGTACCTTCTTATAGAGTAGATAAAGACCCAGTGCGGGATAGATATGAGGTTCAACCTCAAGGAAGATACAATAAAAACGTAATTGAACCGCTTAAAGATTTTTATAATTACGAAAGGAGCACAGAATACGTAGATAAGATGCCAAATGTGACTGGAGAGTACAAAAAACACCTAAAAAATCGTCAATCTAATTATAACACAGGTGTAAAAGGTCGTTTAGACAAAATAATACAGCCAATAATACCAGAAAAACGGAAATATGACTGTAATCATGTACAAACTGTTCAAGGTAGTCTTACACAACTTCCTTATGCTAATCAATATACTAAATATTTAATGAAACAATATCGTGCTGATCCACGTACTTCCATTAATATTGACGTAACACTTAGTTGTAAACCCGTAACTGCGGGATGTTTGCATTTTGCATGTAATGCACCGCCAACTACACCCAATTCTACTTCATCTTCTACTGATGAAAACGGAAATACAACAACTACAACTCTAACATATACTATGTCTGACCTATTAGGGTCGGGATGTAAAGAGTGGACAGCAACAGGAACTTGTAAAATATTCAATGATTTAACAAGATCTACGGAAAATGTAGCAAGAGCTACTAAAGCATATGGTAACCCTTACGATCCTTAACTAAAATGTCAAAAGGAGCAGCATTATATACGGGAAAATGTAGTGGACATGGTACTGGAACAGGTGCGTTTCATCATCCTGGACTGGGTGGTGGTATATTGGGTGGATGTGCTCACGCAACTTTAGCAGGTCAAATTGTTCATAAACCTCTTCCACAAACTAATGCTGTTGCTATTTGGAAACCTCATCCGCAAAGACCTTTAGGAGATACAGTGACAGATGTGGTAATTAATGGTAAAATACCTATTGTAATGGATGATTTATTGATTACACACCCAACAAAAACCAAATTTGGTACTATATCAATCGGATTTAAGTGTTTCTGCATTCGTAGAACCCCTGCTTGGTGGTGTACTGACGGTATAACGGGTGGAAGAGAGGCAAAGAAGGGACATCAGCGGAGAATGTTCTCTACTACCGAAACAGTTTTTGTCAATGGCAAGGAACTTGGTAGATTTGGTGACCCTTTTGGAAACGATACAACAGAGTTTCCGTGTTTGTCTCTAGTATCAGGATCATCTGAAGACGTATTCGTAGGTAACTAATTATGGCAAAATCAAAAGGCGGTCTTAGTGGTGGAGACTTTATACAAGCACCTCCAAAGAAGACTCGACAAGGAACAGGAAAGCATACAAAATATGCTGCATCTTCTAGAAATGGAGCAAAAAAGAAATATCGTGGTCAAGGTCGCTAAATAATAACTAGGTATTATGTAAATGTGATGTACAAAGCTTTGCCAGAGGGACTATTTGTTGCAAATAGTCCTGTTGCAGGTCAAGGAATATTCTCTAGAGTATCTTTGAAAGTGGGCACTGAATTGGGTATGTCACATTTAGTTATCGATGATGAAATTTATAGAATGCCATTAGGAGGGTTTATTAACCATAGTAACACCCCTAATTGTGAAAAATACAAGGTAGATAACAAATATTATGTGAAAGTCATCAAACCCATCGGTCCGATGGAAGAATTGACTTTAAAGTACACATTCTATACGGTATAAAATGGCATTAAAGACCATTGGTTCAAAAGATCTTAAAAAATCACGTAGTTTTACGGATTTGGGGATTTCTATGGTCAAAAATTCCTTTACTGACGATGTATCTACTAAAAAGAATGACAATGCTATTAAACAAGCAGTTAGAAATTTAATTTTAACAAGACCAGGTGAAAAACCATTTCAACCTAATAAAGGATCTGCAGTACAGGGATTGCTCTTTGAGCAATTAGATACTTTTACAGCAGATGTAGTTAAGGAAGAGATCATAAATACCATTAATCAGTATGAGCCTAGGGTTGATCTTCAAAAATGCTCTGTTACCCCAATATATGAGGGCAATAAACTCAATATCACAATTGAGTATAGAGTAGTAGGTCTTCCACAAAAAGAGACAATATCATTTGTTTTACAGAGACCTGAATAATGCAACCGAATAATTTAACCGCATTAGACTTTAATGACATTAAAGCATCTATTAAATCGTATCTAAGAACTAGAAAAGAGTTTACAGATTATGATTTTGATGGAGCAGCTCTATCATATTTGATAGATCTTTTAGCATATAACACCTATTATACCTCATTTAACGCAAATATGGCATTAAATGAGTGTTTTTTACCGTCTGCTACTATAAGAGATAACGTTGTTAATATATCTAAGATTTTAAACTATACTCCAAAGTCTATTATTGCTTCTAGAGGGTATATTAATATAGAATGCCCAACAACAATGGTTAATGGGTCATATCCTTCAACAATAACCTTAAACAAAGGTCCAGTAGCAACTGGTGGTAATTTTGTATGGTCTACTCTTAATAATGTAACTGTAAATGTAAATCAGACAACAGGTGTTGGTCTTTTCAAGTGTGTAGATATAAGAGAAGGTAATATTGTTAAATTTTCTTATGTTGTTAATACTTTTGCAAATCAAATTTATAAAATTCCTTCTGAAGACGCTGATATATCAACATTAACAGTAAGAGTAAAACCAAACGAATCTTCTACAACTTCCGATGTTTATAATCAAGTTGATAATGTTACAGGATTAACTCCTACAACTAGGGTTTACTTCCTTTCTGAAGGTGAGGATATGCGTTATGAAGTGAAGTTTGGTGATGATAGTATAGGAAGAAAATTAAAGGATGGTGAAGTTATTGAATTAGAATATCTTGTAACTTCTGGTGCAGACGCAAATGATGTTCAAAAGTTCGCATTTACATCTGCTCTTCGGGATAATAATGGTAATGGTTACACTCAATCGACTATATCCGTCACTACTATGGATAAGTCCCAATTAGGTGCTCCAGCAGAGAGTGTTGAGTCTATTAAGTATAATGCTCCTAGGTACTATTCTGCTCAATACAGGGCGGTTACAGCACAGGATTATGCCATTATCACTAAGAACATCTATGATAATGCCGATGCTGTAGTTGCTTATGGTGGTGATTCTTTAAATCCTCCTGTTTATGGAAAAGTTTATGTTGCGATTAAGACTAAAACAGGATCAGATCTTAATGATGCTACTAAAAAGGAAGTAGCAGCAAAATTAAGAGATTATTCTATGGCATCAATTGACCCTGTAGTCGTTGATGTTGATAATGTATACATTTACCTTAAAGTTTTTGCTCAATATGATACTGGACAAGGTAATGCTTCAGATATTAAGGCAAATATCCAAAAAGCTATAAATGATTGGGCATCACAAACTCAAATTAATAATTTTAATTCTACTTTTAGATTACAACAATTTGAGAAGGCATTAACTCTATCAGATAAGAGTATTGGAGATGTTTCTTCTCAAGTAAGTATTTTAAAATATATTAAACCAGCAACTAACCAAACTAACACATATTGCCTTTCTACTGGTTCTTCACTTTATAATAGTGCTCCAAGTCAAGATGGTGGAGATGGTGTTTGTAAAAAGGAACCAATTCTTCTTTCAGGAACATTTAGAACTGCTGATAGACCAGGTGTTGATCAGCAATTTGAAGATGATGGATATGGTCTTTTAAGGGTATTTTATAATACAGGTACTAGAAAGGTTTATACCAATAATTCTGCAGGATCTGTAGATTATGATACTGGAAAAGTTTGTTTTGGACCTGTAAATGTTATTGGTGCAGGTGGAAATCTCCCTCCAACAGGATCAACTACTGTAACTGATCCTTCAACTGGAACAGGATCTGTAACTGATCCAACTAGTCTTCCTACAGATTTACAAATACCAGTTAATTTAATTCCTGCAAATAATTCTACTATTCCTGCTTCAACACCAGGAACTATTATTAATATTATTGCTCCAGAGGTCACCGTTGCTGCATTAGGTTCTACTTCTCCTGCTACAATCCCTCTAAATAGTTTGACACCAACAACATTCAATCAAACACCTTCTACAGTTGAAGTTGCTCCAATACAGAATGCAGGTGCCGTTAATACTTCTAGTTGTTTTTAATTAGATGGCAAATATAAATAAGGTCTCTCAGTCTATACGTAGTCAGTCACCAGATTTTATCCAGTCTGACTATCCTTTATTCAATAAATTTATTGAATATTACTATAAATCTCAAGAAAAGACGGGATTAGGACAAAATATAATTAATAATTTTCTTCAATATCTTGATATTGATAAGTTAGATATTGGTATTTTAGATGGAGCAACTAAAGTAGTAGAACCGATAACTGCAGCAAGTGAGAGTATTGTTGTAGAGAGTGTTAACTCATTTTTAGAAAAAAATGGTTCAATATTAATTGGTGATGAAGTAATATATTATGAAAAAACAACTGCTGCACCTAATATTGCATTAAGTCCAGGTATATCTTATGAACAAGTAAGGTTAAAATGGACTAATTTAGCTAGTCATATCAATGATTTTGATGGAACTACTAAAATTTTCCCATTAACTTCTCAATCTGCTCCTATTGGACCACCATCAGCACAACATATCATTGTAAGTGTATATGGTGAAGTATTAGTTCCAGGTATAGATTATACTATTAGTGGTACTAATATTGTTTATACAGTTGCACCTAGAGTTAAAATTCCTGCAGATGATTCAGCATCTACTTATATCCAGTATTTAAGTGGATTTGTTGAGAATACTATTGTTGATACAGATAATATTTCAAACTCTTTTGGTGATGGTAAAACAGCGTTTACTCTTACTAGAGCTGGTATTTCATTTGAACCTCTAGTAGATGAATATGTTCTTGCTGTATATGATAATAAGTTATTAATACCTAAAGTAGACTTTTTTATTGATGGTAATCAATTTATCTTTAAAGAAGCACCTCTTAATGGTAGATTCCTTTCAGTATTCTCTATAGAAGCACCAATTCCTTCTTTTGGATCTGGTGCAGTTGGATATGCTCGTATAAGTGATGATGGAAAACTTACTGACATCAAAACAAGTATAACTGGTAGTTCATATCAATTTGAATATCCACCAAAAGTTTCTATTAATTCTATTGATGGTGTAGGTGCTTCTGCAACAGCACTTGTAAATGGTATTAAGAGTGCTCTTTTACTTGATGGTGGTAAAGGATATAGTGATACAAATCCTCCTCGTGTTGAAATACAAGCACCTACGAAAGAAGGATCTAAGATTGCTACATTAAAAGCGACAGTAACTAATGGGTCTATTAGTGATGTTGAAATAATTAATTCTGGTAGTGGATATACTTTTACCCCTAGAGTTACATTTAAACAACCTGGAGGGGCAAAATTAGGAGCTCCAACCATCTCTAATGGTAGTATTTCTGGTGGAATTACTATTACTGATGGTGGTTCTGATTATACAACAGTTCCTACAATTTATATTGATGAACCAACTGGTGATAATCCAATTAGAGCAGCATTTGAAGCAGTTTTAACTGACGGTAAGATTACCAGTATTAATGTATTAAATGCTGGACAAGGATATGAAACTACTCCAAGAATTGCAGTAATTGACCCTGTTGGAGCACAAGTTTTACAAACAAAAGTTGATGGAGATGGTAGAGTAACATCTGTTGAACTTCTTGATGGTGGAAGTGGGTATGATGATATTCCATCTGTTTATATTGTTGACAATAGAGTAGATGGTGTTGGTACTTACATTGGTGGTACTGGAGCAAGTGCTAATGCAGCAATTTTTAATGGTAAAATTACTGATATTAATATTGTTAATTTTGGTACTGGATATAGTGCAGATAATCCTCCAGAAATTGTTATTCAAAGTCCACCTGAAGCAAAAACATCTGTTGAAATTGGTGTAAATGAAGTTACTGGTTTTACTATTAATCAGAGTGGATCTGGATATAGTAAGGCAAAATTTGAAGGATGTGCAAGAGCAGCTAGTGGTATTACCGAATATACAGAAAGTGGTAATGCTATATTTTCTAATGATACAACTGCAGCTGCAGCAGCAATTGATACAGAAATTAAATGTCTAGATGCTTTATTTGTTAAAAGATTACTTGATAAGTATACAGAACAATATCTTCCTGATGTTCCTGCATTAGATTTTAATAAAATTGATGTTAGAACTGCAATTAAGACTGTAAAGCAGTTTTATAGCACAAAAGGTACATCATTTAGTGTTGCTTATTTGTTTAAACTCTTATATGGTGAACAAGTAAGTGTTACTTATCCAAAAGATCAGATTATTAAACCATCTGATGCTAGTTGGTCTATTGATACTATTTTACGTGCAACATTAGTTAGTGGAAATCCAACTGATATTAAAGATGGTCTTTTAACACAAGAAGAAGATATTGCTGATACTAATATTAAAACTGCTAGTGCTCTTGTAGAAAATTATATTTCAATTAAGACTTCTCAAGTAGAAATATTTGAATTAATACTTTCAGAAGAAACTATTAATGGTATCTTTACTGTTCCTTATAAAACAAAACTTGCAGAACCATTAGGACCAGAGGATAGTGTTATTACAGTTGATTCTACTATTGGTTGGCCAGAAAGAAATGGAGAATTTGTAATTGGTAGTTCTACTGATAGTGTAGAAGTTGTTCAATATAAAGAAAAGTCATTAAATCAGTTTATTGAGTGTACTCGTTCAGTTAATGGTGTTGTAGAGGATTGGGATTCTGCATCAGAAGTTGCTTCTAACTTTAATGTTTATATTAACAAAGGAACAGATCAAGAAGTTGTTATGAATGTTGTTGGTATTGTTGATGCTCAACAAACCAATCTTACAGATACAGGATCATATTACTTACCTGGTGATAAATTAACAGTTTCTAAGTTAGGTGGAACTGCAGATAAACCAGAACTTAAAACATGGTTATATAACGTTAAAAAATTAATTGAAGTTACTAATGTTAGTTTTGGTGGTATTGATAATAGATATGCTACTATAACATGTTCAAATAATCATGGTTTACTTGTTGGTGATCAGGTTACTGTTTATGGTGCTAATCCAATCATCTATAATGGAACATTTTTAGTTACATCTAGAGATAGTGAAACTGTTTTCCAATATCAATTACCTCAACCAGCAACTGTTGTACCACAAGGTAATATTTTAGTATCTGTTGACCTTAATAAAGGTAAATCCGTTAATAATGCCGTTTCAAATGCGGTTGCACCTTATACAACTAACGTACAAAACTCATTTTTTAATGATAATTACGTTTATGTTGCTTCTACAGGTATTCCAAACTATAATATTGGTCCTTTTCCTGGATCTGCACTTCTTCCAGGGAACCAACGTAAATTAAATAGATTTCCTCTAGTACCTCAAACTATTTCAACTAAAAACAATATTAGTCCTGGTCCTATAGGAACATGGGTTAATGGTGTTTCTATATGGTCTTATAAGTCTAGTACTACCAAGACTTTTGGACCTGTTACAAGTATTGCTACTACTACATCTGGATCTGGGTATGATGCTGCATCACCACCTGTAATTACTGTTAGTGGTGGTGGAGGTACTGGTGCAACTGCATCTGTAGTTGTTGATGGTTCTATTAGTGAAATTACTGTAACTAATGGTGGATCTGGATATAAAACATCTCCTCTAGTTTCTATTGTAGGTGGAGGTGGTTCTGGTGCTGCTGCAACTGCAATTATTACAAAAGGTTCTGTATCTCGTATTTTAATGAACTCTGGAGGTATAGGATATACCTCTCAACCTTCTATTACTATTGTTGGAGGTGATGGAACAGGAGCAACTGCTACAGCATCTGTTCGTGGTCCAATTAAACAAGTTAATGTTGATGCTGGTGGTTCTTCATATACATCAAATCCAACTGTTACATTGAGTTCTGGTGAGGGTGCTGTTGCACAAGCGATTGTAAGTAATGGAAGAATTATATCAATTGCTATTATTTCTGCTGGACAAGGTTATACTACAGCACCTACAGTGTCTATACAAGGTGTTGGTTTTGGTGCTATAGCACGTGCTTCTATTGATGTAGATGGTGAAAATGCTGGTAGAGTTACAGGAATTGAAATTATAAACAGAGGTATTAACTATGTTCAAGGAAGTACAATAATTACTTTAACATCTGTTGGTTCTGGTGCTACATTTACACCTTCTGTATTCCAATGGAGATATAATTTACAGTCATCTACTACGTTTGATAATGCAAAAGGAGGTGTATTTGAAGGATTTAATAATCAATATGGTGGTGAATATGCACACTTATCCAATCCTCAAACTTTAAGATATATCCTTGGAGATAATTTATTTGAAAATGCTCAGGGTGCTATTTTAGAGCAAGAAGATCAATTAGCACATTCCCCTATTATTGGTTGGGCTTTTGATGGTAACCCAATTTATGGACCTTATGGATATACAGATCCTACCGATCAATCATCACCTATTTCAAGATTAGATAGTTCATATAGACTTAAATCAAATTTAGTTTATGATGAAATAACAAATCCATATCCAGTTAGAACTTCTGGTCCTTTACTTACATCTGAAGCTGCTGGTAATTTTATTGAAGATTATGAGTATATCTTTAGTCTTGGTGATTTAGATCAATATAATGGTCGTTTTTGTAAGACTCCTGATTATCCAGGTGGTAGATATTGTTATTTTGTAACTATTGATAGTACAGAATCTGGTAATTCAGTATTTCCATATGTTTTAGGTCCAGATTTTAATTCTGTTGTTGATAGTTGGAATCTTAGTGAAACTGCTGTACAGCAAAATATACCTACTGGTGTTGTTCGTTATAGAGATCCTTACGAGAATGTTGATATTGATGTTGAAAGAGCACCAAATGCTTCTACAAACGCTTTAACAACCGAGGCAGGTGATATACTCTTATTTGATATTGAGGATGAGAATAAAGATGGTGTCATAAGTGCTGATGAGACTAATGATCCAGATCAAATGTTTGAGGAATCACCTTTACAACTTTTTGATTATTTCCCTAAAGTTAAATTTGATTCTAAAGTTGATATTGAGGTTGAAACTACAACTAAATTTGAAGATGCTTCTGTAACTGGATTTACAATCGAAAACCCAGGTCAAAATTATCAGGTTAATGATATTTTAACCTTTGATAATGCAGAGACTGATGGAACTGGTGTATCTGCTAGAGTTTCACGTATTACTGGTGAAAGTGTAACTTCTTACACTTTTGAAAACGTTGGTGGTATTAATTATGGTGTATTAAAGACAGCAATTCCTCATAATATATCTCCTCAGGATACAGTCTATATCGACTATACTCCTATAATGGATGATACGAACAAAACTTTCACTGTTCGTCAATTTAAAGGTATTGAACAAATTGTAATAGATCAAACAGGTTCTGGATATGATGATGAAATTCCACCTACTATTACAATTGATGGTGATGGTATTAAGGGAGAATTACTACCAATTGTAACTTCTGTTGGATCTATTGATACTGTTAATATTGTTAATTCTGGTTCTGGGTATAGTAAAAACCCTCGTGTTATATTAAGTCATCCTCAAGTTTATAAAAAAGCAGATTATTACATAACCAAGATTGAAAATAATAATTATGTCAAGGTAAATGATACTTATGTAAATTCTGATAAAGAAGTCTTTATTTGTGGTGAAACTAAAGATGCTACTGGAAATAGTGTTGGTTTTGTTGCAAAATATTCTTCTCTTGGTATTAAAGAATGGGAAAGGACTTTAGAGAGTACTGCTGGTCTTTATTATACCTCATTTGATAAAATTGCTGTTGATGGTAATGATGTATGGGTTGTTGGACAAAATAGACCAAATTCAGCATTATTAAATGCATATAATCCAGATATTATTTTAGCTAAGTATGTTCAAGCTGCTGATGGATTAAGTGCAAATTTAACTTTCCAAAAAGGATATGCTGGTATTTCTGGTTCTACTCGTGCAGATTATGTAACTTCACTTAGAAAATATTCTGATACTCGTTATATTATCGGTGGTTATACTAATACTAACTCACTTTATCCTCATGATGCTTTTATAGCATCTATTGATACTACTGGTAATTTTGCTATTAAGAGAAAATTAGCATCTGCTAATAAGTCAGAAAGAATCACTGACATGGTTGTTTTGGGTGATGATGTTTACTTTATCATGGAAGTATCAACATCTGCCAATGCTGCTGACATTAATATGGCATTTGGTAAGGCTACGATTGGAACAAGTGCTATTACAGTTGAATATGTTAAAGAATTAAGTAATACTCTATATTCATTCTTAAATGGTAGTTTATGTGTTGATGAATTTAATGAGTTTTATATAACTGCTACATGTCAACTTAAATCCGATGATACTACTCAAGATAGTATTTGGGTTGGAAAAGTAGATACTACTGGAGATTTAATTTGGAATTATCGTTATTTGATGCCTGGAACAGGTATTACTGCTGTTGATAAAGGTGTAATTGATATATTTGGTGATCTTAATATTGCTTATACTAGAGTAAATGCAACCACTACTTATCAAACTGTTGGTACTATAAAACTTGGATATAATGGTTTGATGAAGAATCATACCACCAATGAATTTAATAAAAATAATATTGAAGGAATTCAAGCACATACACTAGATGTTGATAATTCTGGTGATGTATATGTCTTTGGACAGACTGGATGGAATAGAAATGAATTCTTATTTGAGTTTACTACTGGAGAAACTACTGATACTACAGGACACTATGTCCCAGATTTCTTAGGTGAGGGTGATGCTTTACAACTAGATTCTTCTAATGGTATTGCTAAGTTACTTGGTAAAGATACTGTAAACCCTGCAACATGGGAAAATGCAGCAATTAAGTTTAGTGCTGCGTCCCTAGGAACTAGACTTGCTAGTGACTGGACTCTTGAGTTCATGTTGTATAAAGATGGTACTGCTACTAATACACATGGTCAAAATTCAGAAACATTAGTTGGTATTGGTGATGCTACAGATGCAACTGGTGGTTTGTGGTTGTATTATGATCAAACAAGTCCAGGAAACGGATCATTAACTTTAGTTGTAACTAATAGCACAACAGCACTTAATGCTGCTGGTAGTGCATTAACTTCATCAGTTACAACGATGTATGCTGATAATACATGGCAATTTATTGGAATTAAGAGAGAAGGTGATGTATTTACTGTATATGTAAATGGAATATCAGTTTTAAATGGAACTCTTGCAAACACTTCTTTAGGTGGTAAAGATTTATATATTGGTAACCAACCAGGATGGAGTGGTACTACAGGTCAATTCCAGTCTGGTCAACAAGGACAATTCCATTTAGATAATTTACGTTTAAGAAATAGAGCAGTAACACCTACAGTTCCTACTGATGTTGCTGTATTACCTCTTGCTGGTGCATTTGGTCTTACTAATGATTGGGCTGATGATGATTGGTTTACAACTAATACAAATAGGTATGATTATATTGATTATGAAGGATGGGGTTTAAAAGTAGATAAAAATGCAGATTCTGATAGACTTGGTGATAAAGGAGTACAAACTAATACACAAGTAGGTTTCAATCGTACTGCTGTTACTCCAGTTATAGGATCATCTTTAACTATGGTAAGTGCTGGTTATACACTGGGTGATGCAGGATTCCAGACTTTAGATTTTGATGATGCCACTACAACAATGTCTCAAGATACAGAGACACTTACCTATACTAGTGATCTTTGGAGTTCTAGAACTTCTACAGTACCTTCTCCAGGTTCTCAAAAACTTAAGGTTTCTGCAGTTGTAAAGGATAAGTATTACTTTAAAGTTACTGATACTGTTAAAATTGATAATGTTCAAAGATTAACTATTAATCAAGCATTTGATTTTACCGTTGGTGCTAAATTACAACTCAATCAAACTAATGGCACATTTATTAATAGTGGTTATATTCTTAAAGTAGATACTACTAATAATTACGTTTATGTTGCTGTTAATAATAATGCTTGGAGTGATGATTTAAGTACAGGAGAATTAATTACATCACAATTTGATGAAGGAGATACTTATGGTATTGTTGGACCAATTCCTGATGATACTAATGTAATTAAAGATTATGTGTTCTCTATGGTGGATAATACCACTCCTGGAACATTTGATATTGATTTAGACAAATATAATTTAGATGGAACTTATAATGCTGGTGGTGGACAGAATCTTGATGGATTTGCTAAATTTAAACCTTTTGATACTAGAGATTATAGTATTAAAATTGAAGAAGTAGCTGGTGGATCTAGTTTTATTGTAGGTTCAGTTGTTGATATCAGTGCTAGTGATATATCATATAACGCTGCGTATAGTACTGCTCAAATTACAAATTTATCTGGTGTTCTTAAAATTAGTTTAACCAGTAATTTGGATAAGATTTTAAATGTTACTGCTGTTAATAATACCGATGAAGTTTATGTAATTACTAATACAGGGCATTATTTATCTGCTAATGAAATGATATATGTTGATGGTAATCCATCAGAGACTGTTGGTGGTACTGTATATGATGAATATGATGGGTCATTTACAGTTGATCGTGTTATAAGTTCCCTTGAATTTGTATATAAATTACCATCTGCAGCCATAACAAGTCCTGCCACAACCGCAGCGAACGTAAGCGTTTTCGTGAAATCACCTGTACTGCAGATGTACTATGGTCATCAATATTTGTTTGATTTAAGCCATTCATCTCTTGTTGGAGCTAACCTTTCATTTTCTAAAGATAATCTTTATAAACTAGAATATTCTTTTAACTCAATTGAAAGGATAGGAACACCTGGAGTAACTGGAGAAGGTCAACCAACACCAACAGTTAAGTTAAAAGTAGATAATGATATTGTTACTAATATTTCATATTACTTCGATCCTTCTAGGTTAGGTGATGATTCTCCTATTTCTAGTGGTGCTTATCTTGATATTGTTAATTCTCCTTATGTTGGTACTTTCCAAATTTCTAGTATTAGTGGAGCAACTATTACAAAAGGTGCTGATGTATTCAAATTTAAGTTAGCAAATGAACCTGAAGGTCCAGCATCTGTTTCTCAGACATCATATAGTACAAGTTCAGAAGCTGCAGTTGGTAAGATTAATGATATTAGAATTGTTAATCCTGGTGGATTTTATTCTAAATTACCTATTGTAACTGGTATTCTATCAACAAGAAATATAGAAAGAGTACAGATTGTTAATCCAGGTACTGAATATGCTGTTGGTACATATAACCAAGTACCTATTGGAGGAGATGGTGAAGGTGGTTTAGTTAGTATTACAGTTGCTGATGGGTCTGATGATGAAGGAGTTACAATTCCAGGTCAAATTCAGGAAGTTGTTGTTACATCTCCAGGTAAAGGATATACTACTGCATCTATTGATATAGACTCAATTGAAGGTATTCTTGGATCTGGTTTAACAGGTTCTGGTGCAGAATTAACTGTTGTTATTCCTCCATTTGGTACTGGTGCATCTATCTTTACTAAAGGTGATAAGGTTGGTAAAATTAAAAAACTTAAGAATAATAACTTTGGTTATGATTATCCTCATGACTATACCTTACGTCCTGAGATTACATTCCCAATTAATGCTCAATTAACTTCTACAAGTATACTTGATAGTATTACAGTTACAAATCCAGGTTCTGGATATTCACAAGCACCTGCTGTTATTATTACAGGTGGTGGTGGTTCTGGAGCAGTTGCTGAAGCAACAATTAAAAATGGTCGTATTGATAATATTCTTGTTAAGGATTCTGGTGCTGGATATTCATCTACACCAACGGTTGAACTTAAATCTTCATTCAATTATGTTGTAAACCTTGATTTGGGATTATTACAATTCGCATTTCCACATGGTATTGTAAATGGTGCTGAAGTTACTCTTAATGTAGTTGATACGGGTGATGGTGCTGACTTCCCGTTATCTTCTGGAGCAACTGGTCGTTTAAATGGTACTACAACTTATTATGCTATTACTGGATCTGCTAACTCATTAGAAGATGATCAATTAAAACTTGCTATTACTGCTGCTAATGCTGCACTTGGAGATGGTCTTACTTTTGTTAATGCTGGTGAAGGAAGACAGCAATTATTAACATCTTCATTTGGTGCTGCTGCAGAAGCAAATGTTATTACTTCTACCTTCTTAGAAGGTGAATTAGTTTATCAAGGAGATTCTTTAGATGTTGCAACTGCAACTGGATATGTTTCTACCAACTCTGGTTGGCAAATTGGACCTAGAATTATTAAGATTGTAGATTATACAGGAAGTTGGGTATCAGGTCAAAGACTTACTGGTGTAATTTCTAAGTCATCTGGTATTATTAGTGATCTTAAGATTGCTAAAGGTGTGCTTGAAATTGGTTCTATTACTAAGACTACAGGACAATTTGTTGATGATGTTGGTAAACCTTCTGAAATTATTCAAAAGATCCAAGATTCTTATTATTACCAAGACTTCTCTTATGCTGTTAAGTCTGCAGTATCTATTGGTGAGTGGAAGGAAATTCTTCTTAAGAATGTTCATCCTGCATCATTTAAAGTATTTGGTGAGTTAAATCTTAATGAATATGGACTTATACCAAATAAAGAGACTGATTTCCAATTAACTAAGTCAGTTGAACTTGCTAGACAAGCAACAGTTCCAAATATTCAGAATTTCGCTCTTGTTGAACCAATTTATTCAGAATTTAATAATACTGAAGTTTTATTCAGACAGAAGAGATTAACATCTTCTGAGAATATTCTAACTTCTGTTGTACAGAGAGTTGATGATATATCAAATTTATTTGATGGTGAGAGAATTTCATTCCCTCTAACAGTTGAAGGAAATACAGTTGTTGCAAATGCTAATCAGTTAATGATTGTATTAAATGGTGTTGTACAAACTCCAAATACAGCATTCCAAATACAGCAAGATTCTATAGTTTTCTCTGATCCTCCTCAACCACCTGCTAGTGTTAAGTATGTTAATGTTTCTGTATCACAAATTAATACAGTTCAATTAACATTTACTAATATTAGTGGTATTTTCCCAACCACAGGACAAGTTTTAGTTGGTACTGCTAGTGGTGCTAGATTGACAGTTACTAAAGTTGTTGGTAATGATATATTTGGTTATATTACTCAAGGTGAATTTGTTATTGCAAGTCCAAATGGAGAATTATGTACAGTTAGTGCAACTGGTTTCTCTGCAAATATAGTTTCTCAGACTGCAGTTGAAAATATTGGTTTATTTACATTTGGTGAAACAGTTACTAATCTTACTGGAGATATTGCAAAAGTTGAGCAAGTTAACCTTGAAAGGGGATCTGAAACCCCACTTGCTGATCTTAGATATACTATAGGTGCTTCTACAACTAGTTTTGAAGTAATTGATCCTACAGCAACTAATGATGCTCCTGTAGCTGCTGGAACATTTGAAGCAACGAAGAAATATCAGTTTGGATCTGAAATATTCTTAGTTAATAGTATTACTGATAATACTAATTCAACTACTTTAAGTGTTACTAGGGCACAAGATGGTACTGCTGCTGTAGCACAACAGGAAGATACTCCTATTTACGGAACTCAAATTTTAGTTACCAATGATCTTACTTTAAGTAAGACTACAGGTACATATCAATCTACACCAGGTCTTTATGATATACAGTTAAATGATGTGATTATTGGTGCTGCTTCTGGGGTTGTTGCAAGTATTACAGCAACATCTGCTTATCAAGATCCAGTTACTAATGAGTTTATAGATCAAGTTAATATTTCTGAAGGTTCTTCATTCTTTGGTTTACTATTCAATAGAATTACTTCTCAATCTTATCCAAATATTGTTCTTGATGATATTTCTAAATCACAAGTAAGTATTGTACAATATACAGATAACGAGACTGCTTTTAATACCGAATTTCCTTCTAACGAACAAATTAATAATTATATTATACCTTACGATAATGCTTCTGGAGCATTAACTGAAGGTGAAGATATACGTAATTATAAGATTGAATATGGTAATAATTCTGGTGAATTTACTGCTGGTGAAGCAGGTAATGTAAGAAAACTAACCTTTACAGAAAAAATTGGTTCTGGATTCTTCTCATCTGGTCAAGTTATAAGAACTCGTGATACTAAGGCAGAGATTATTGGATATAATCAAGCACGTAATACAGTATATGTTGGTAAAATAGGTAGAACTCAAGCTACTGGACAAGATTATCATACAGCAACATTTGCTAATAGTGCACAGTTAGATACTGATCAGAAGAAATTTGGAGATAGTTCTTTATTACTTGCTGCAGGAACTTCTGATTATATTAATATACCTTCAACTGCAGAACTTGCATTTGCAGCAGGTGCCTTTACTATTGAACTTTGGGTTAGACCTGCAACTAGTTCTTTAAGTGGAACTGCTACTTTAGTTGATTGTAGAGCAAGTGGAGCAACGGAAGTTGCTGGTAGATTATATCTTGAGGCAGGACAAGTACGTTGGAATGTTAATGGATCTGATCTTGTTAATTCAGGTGCCACAACTCTTACTGCTGATACATGGACTCACATCTGTGTTCAAAGATCTTCTACAACAACTAAGATTCTTAAAGATGGTGCAGAAGTTGGTACTGGTACTGATAATAGTACATATATTGCTAAACCAGTAAGAATTGGTGCAGATTATGCAGGAAGTAATGGATTTAGTGGTCATATTGATGAATTTAGATTATCTAATAATAATCGTTATTCATCTGTACCATTTACTCCTAGAAATGGTATTTTCCAAGGAGATGTTAATACCAAGATGCTCTTCCATTTTGAAGGTGCAGATGCTCAAACATGGGATGATGATTGGTCTGGAGGAGAGTCGTTTACTGCTGGAGAATATTTCAATAATGATGCTATTCTTGCAACAACACGTGCAAATTCAGGAACAGTTCCTGGTGGATTTGCAAGTAAATCGCAGAGATATATTAATGCTTCTATATTAATAGAATTAAATAAAGATTTTATTGCTAATGAATCAGTTTATATTATGAAGCAAGTCTTCCCTTCATTTACTGTTATTGGTGGTGAAGTTAATTGTGAAGATGATGTTCGTGACATTTTAGATTCTGTTATTGCTGACCTTAGAAGTGGTAGTAATAGTAGTATATGGGATGCTGCTGCGTTCTATGTTGATCGTACACAGAATCCTATTGCTTTACGTCAAATTGAGAATGAAATTCCTCAAAGTCTCTTTGTTATTAATAAAGTTGAAGAGATGGTCAAGTACATCATTAATAATGATCTTTGGGATGTACAAGGTGATCATGGATTAGTTCAAAAAACAGATACAACTATTACTGAATCTGATTATGCTACATTAACACAATTTACACCTACAACAGCAACATATAGTGCTTCATCTGGAGATTTAGTTTTAACAGTTGGTTCTGGACATGGTGTAGTTGCTGAAACTCAAATTACTGCTACAGATGCATCTTATAATCCTACTACTGGTGCTTTAACTCTTGAAGTAACTGGACATAATCTCCCAGCTGGAACCAAGGTTAAGATTAAAGAAAATTCTCTTGTAATGAATTGTACCTCTGATGGAAATACAGTTAATCAGAGTTATCCTAGACCTGATGATCCTGCTGCTCAAGGTTGGCTAGAAATATCAAATATTCAAACTAATGAATTTGATGTCAATGTTGGTAAATCACCTACAGTAAACTTTACACCAACTGCAGGTACATATGATGGACAAACTGGATGGTTAAAGATGACCATCGGAGATCATGATTTAAGAACTGGTAGTAAGTATACTGCTAAGAATGCATCTTATGTTGCAGCAACTGGTGTATTAACTCTTACCATAGATACTGATTCTTTTGATGTTACTGATGCTTCTTATAATGCTCAGAATGGTGATCTAACATTAAATGTTGGTCCTCATAGTCTTAATAAGGGACAAAAGATTAGGGTTGAAGCAAATTCATTATCATTTAGTTGTGGTATGGATAGTAATGCTACAACTAAGACATATCCAAGATCAACTGATCCAATTTACAATACATCTACTGAAATAACGGATGTTTCTGCAGAAACTATTACTATTAATGTTGGTAAGTCACCTATAGTAAACTTCAATGTATCTACTGCAACTTATAGTCCAACATCAGGTGATTTAGTATTAACTATTGGTGCTAGTCATGGTTTAACTACTGGTCAAAGTATTAAACTTAAAGATAATTCATTAACCTTTACTTGTGATTTTAATGGTGATGGTAATACAACTGAGAAGACTTATCCTCGTCCTGGTAGTACATTTACTGCAATAGAAGGTACTGAATACGTATCTTCAACTGGTATTATGAAAGTTAAGACTAATACCAATCATGGATTAAGTAATGGTGATAAAGTTAAAATTAATGATGGATCTTTAAAATTCAGTTGTACATATGCTCAAGGTGGTGAGCAAGATTATCCTCGTATAAATGATCCTATATCTGGACAATATATTGCAGTTTCTAATGTAACTGCAGATACATTTGAGATTGATGTACTACAAGGTACAACACCGACTAATTTAAGTCCTCATACATTTGTTTCTGCTGTTAGTAATGGAATAGTTTTAGAATCAAAAGATTACGCATATAATACTGCTTTAGAAATAACTGCTGCTGATCAAGCTGCAGGAACTATAACCGTCAATGTAAATGGTGGTCAAGGTGCTATTACAGACACAACTACTCATAACTTTACAACTGCAGATCCAGGAGCAGTAATTTCAGGTGGAGATTATCCTCACAAATTTATTACTGCTTCTTCTGATGCTATTGTTGTAGATCATGGTTTATTTGTTGGTGACAGAGTTTTAATTGCTGAAGATTCACTTAAGTTTACTTGTGATATGGATAGTAATGCTTCTCAGCATACTTATCCTAGAAAGTCTGATCCATCATTTAATAAGTGGTTACCTATTACTAATATTACCACTACTACTTTTGATGTTAATGTTGGAGCAACTACTGCTTCTACCTTTACACCTACTGCTGTAACGTATGATCCAGCTACAGGTGATATGGAATTAACCATTGGATCTCATACTTTAAAACAAGGTACAACTGTTAAGATTGCAGACAATTCATTAACATTTACATGTGCAATGGATTCTAATGGATCTAATCACACATATCCTCGTTCAACTGATCCAGTATCTAATACTTCTATACCTATTATTGCTACAACTGATACAACGATTAAAGTTAATGTTGGTACAACACCCGTTGTAAATCATAATGTAACTAATGCAACTTATAATCCAACATCAGGTGATATGGTATTAACCATTGGTGTTAATCATGGATTATCTAACGGAACAAGTATTAAGATAGCAACTGAATCTTTATGGTTTACTTGCGATTATAATAGTGATGGAAATACATCTATTAAGAAATATCCTCGTGCAACTGGATCTGCAGCTGCAGGTGGAGCCGATTATGCATATAATACTGCTGTATCAATAACTGCTGTTGATCAAGCTGCAGGAACCATAACAGTTAATGTTAATGGTGGACAAGGTGCTATTACAGACACAACTGCACATAACTGGGTTGATCGTACAGCATTTAATGCCATACAATCTGGTGGTAATTATGCCCATACATTTGTAACTGGTCAAGGTGCTGCTACTAATTGTATTACTGCTGGTGGTGCTTATAATCATACATTTATTTCTTCTACACCTAATGGAATTACAAGGTCAGGAGAAACAATTAAGATGCTAAAGGATGGAATAACCTTTAGTTGTGATCAAGATAGTTATGAAACAGATCATTCATATCCAAGAGGTGATGATCCATTCTATAATACATCACTTCCAATTTATAATGATGGAATTAATTATACTGCTACTGGAGCAAGTTATAATCCACTTTCAGGTGAAATGGTTATCACTATTGTTGAACATGGATTTACAACTAGCGATTCTATAAGAATTGAAAATAATTCATTAACATTTACTTGCTCTAGAGATAGTAATGATAGTGTTCATACTTATCCTAGAACATATGATCCTTATTCTGGTAGATGGTTGAGAATTACTGCTGTCACTACTGATACATTTACTGTTAATGTTGGTGCGTCTCCTTCTACTGAGCAATATACTCATACATTTGTTTCTGCTCTTCCAGATGGAATTGTTAAACGTGATAATTCTGTAACAGTTAATGTAGGTGCTATTCCTACGAAGAGTTATGCTCCTACTGCAGCAACTTATAATGCATCAACTGGGGCAATGCAATTAACTATTGGATCTCATAGTTTACCTGCTCCAACTACTCATAATGTAACTAATGGTGCATATAATCCAACAACAGGTATTATGACCCTTACAGTTGCAGGTCATGGATTCTCTAATGGTGAAAAGATTAAGATTAATGATAATGCTTTACAATTTAGTTGTACTTATGGTGGAGGGGTTCACATTTATAATGGTGGAACAGCTTCTAATGCTCTTACATTTAATGATGCTAGTCAAAAAGATGTAACTAACGCAGTTTATACTCCTTCTACTGGAGTTATGGTACTAACTATTGGATCTCATAGTTACACAACATCAAATACAGTTACTATTGGTGCTAATACATTATCATTCCAATGTGATGCAGATAATTATGCAACTAGTCATACTTATCCTAGATCTGGAGATCCAGCATATAATACTGCAATTGCTATTACTGCTGTAGATCAAGGTGGTGGTACTATTACAGTTAATGTTGGTGCTGTAACTGGTGGACAAACAAAAACTTATCCAAGAACTACTGATTATGTGAGCAATAAGTGGATTCCTATTTCAAATGTAACAACCGATACATTTGATGTTCAAGTATTGGATATAATTCCTTCAACTAATACAGATACTCATACTTGGGTTGGTGCTACAAACCCTGCTATTAGTAAAGCAAATTCAACAGTTAAAGTTGCTCCAAATTCACTACTCTTTAGTTGTACTGAAGGTGCTGGAAATTATGCTTATCCTAGAAGTGAAGTAACTACACATACAGCTGGACCTGGTACTACATACAATCCTGCTACAGGTATCATGAACATAAGGGTTAATCCTAGTTCTCATACCCCAACTGCAATTACATATAGCCCAACATCGGGTGATATGGAAATGACTATTGCCTTGAATTCTGGTACTAAAAATGTTAGTGGTGCAACTTATAATCCAACATCAGGTGATTTAGTACTTAATATAGGTACTCATACTTTAACTACAAATGATAGAATAAAATTAGCAGAAGAATCATTATGGTTCACTTGTAACTATCTTGGTGATGGTAATACAACCATTAAGAAATATCCAAGAGCATCAGGTGCTTCTACAACCAATAATAATGGTGCTGACTATGCATTTGATACTTACTTAGATATTACTGCTGTAGATCAATCTGGTGGTACTATTACAGTCAATGTAAATGGTGGACAAGGTGCTATTACAGATATTTCTACTCATCAATTCGTCTCAGCAACTGCTGGTGCAGTTATACTTGGTCATGGATTCTCTGTTGGGGATAGAATTAAGATTGCTAAAGAGTCCTTAACATTCACTTGTGATTATAATGGTGATGGTAATACGACTGAGAAGAGATATCCTAGAGATAATGGTAATGATTTTGCATATAATACTCCTTTAATGATTAAGGCAGTAACTGGAACTACTATTACAGTCAATGTAAATGGTGGACAGGGTGCTATTACTGATACTACAACTCATAACTTTGTTACTGGAAAAGCATATGCTGTTAATTGTATAACCAGTACTCATGGAATGAGACCTGGAACTCCAATTAAGATTGCTGATAATTCATTGACATTTGGTTGTGGGCATAATGGTGCAACAGGTGATGATAGAAATAAGACATATCCAAGATCTACTGATCCTGTTAGTGATAGATGGTTGTTTATTAGTAATGTAACTGATAATGCTTTTAATGTTAAAGTTTTAGATTCTGTTCCTTCTACAAATACAGATATACACACATTTGTTAAATCTGTTAGTCGTGGAATTACAGAAGGAGATCCATTAGTAGCTCAATCAATTCCTGTAGATGCAGTTGGTGCAACTACAATTACAATTAATGCTTTAGATGGATATACCGCTTCTAATACATCTACTCATACATTCCAAGGATTGAGTACATATCAATATAAACCTACTGATGTTTCTTATAATGCATCTACAGGTGTAATGACTATTACATCTAATAATCATGGTATTAAGAATAACGATAAAGTTCTTATTCGTGATAATTCATTGACATTTACATGTGCAATGGATGATAATTATTCTGAACATTCTTATCCTCGTATTACTGATCCTATTTCTGGTGATTGGTTAACAGTTTCTAATTCAACTACAAATACTTTTGATGTTAATGTAGGTAAGTCACCTATTAAGACTTATACTCCAACTGGTGCTGATTATAACCCATCAACAGGTTCTATGGAACTTGAAATTGGTTCTCATGACTTTACAGTAGGTACTCATATTAAGATCGCATTAGAATCATTAACATTTACTTGTGCTGAAGATGGTAATGCCACAAATCATTCATATCCTCGTGCAACAATTGATACACATACTGCAACTACAGGTACAACTTACAATCCATTAGACGGAGTACTTAAGATTACTACTGCTGCTTCTCATGGTATTAAAAATAATGATTGGGTTAAGTTTAACGAAGGTGCTATCACATTTACTTGTGAAATGGATGAAAATTCTACAGATCATGCTTATCCTAGAACAACTGATCCTACTTTTGGTAAGTGGTTACAAGTATCAAATGTAACTGCAACAACTTTTGAGGTTAATGTTGGTAAGTCTCCATCTGTAGCATTTACTCCAACTGATGCAACTTATGATCCAGCAACAGGTTTAATGGTACTTGATATTGGAACTCATACTTTAGCACAAGGAACTAATGTACAACTTTTAGAAGGTGCAGTTAGTTTCAATTGTGATATGGATGGTGGTACTGCTACTAAGTCATATCCTAGATCCACTATTGATAACTATACACCAACAACCGCTTCCTTTGCTCCTACAACTGGAGTATTAACAGTTACAGTTCCACAGCATAGATTTGGAAATGGTGATTGGGTTAAGTTTGATGATAATGCATTTACATTTAATTGTTCAATGGATGGAAATTCATCCAATAAGCAATATCCTAGAACTAATGATCCAACTAGAGGTAAGTGGCTACAAGTTTCCAATGTAACTGAAAATACATTTGACGTTACCGTTGGTGCTACACCTATTGTTAATTTTGATGTAACTGATGCTACCTATAACCCAACATCGGGTGATATGGAGTTGACTATTGGATCACATAATTTAACTACAGATCATAGTATTAAACTTGCTACTGAATCATTAACCTTTACTTGTGATTTCAATAGTGATGGTAATACAACTGAGAAGAAATATCCTCGTGCATCAGGTGCTTCTACGACAGGAAATAATGGTGCTGACTATGCATATGATACTGCTATAGCAATTACTGCAACTACTGCAACTACTATTACAATCAATGTTAATGGTGGTCAAGGTGCTATTACTGATACTACAGCACATAATTTCGTTTCAGCAACTGCTGGTGCTGTAATTTCTGGTGGTAATTACACTCATACATTTGTAAGTGCTCTTGCAAATAGCGTTAAGATGAAGCGTGATAGAGCATATCAAAATTCTCTTGCAATTGCATCAACAACTGGAACTACTATTACTTTAGATGTTGGTAAGTCACCTTTGAAAGAACATACACCGACTGATGCAACCTATGATCCAACATCAGGTGATATGGTTATTACTATTGGTGTCCACACCTTAAAAGTTGGTACATCTGTAAGACTTAAGCCACAATCATTTGTATTCTCTTGTGATCAAGGTGGTACTGTTGGACAAGGAACATATCCTCGTGCAACGGGTGCTGCTACTGGTAGTGGTGCTGACTATGCGTACAACAATGCAATGAATATTACTGCAGTTGATTATGCTGCTGGTACTATTACAATTAACGTTAACGGCGGTCAAGGTGCTATTACTAACACAAATGCTCATACATTTGTATCTGCTGCTGCGGGTGCTGTAGTATCTGGTGGTGGTTATAGTCATACATATGCATCAGCTCTTGCTAATTCTGTTATTACTGGTGGTGATTATCCACATACATTTAAAGCAGGATCTACAAATGGTATTCAACAAAAACGTGATAGAAATTATGATTCTTCAATTGAGATTACAGGGGTAAGTCCAACTACAATTACAGTTAATGCTGGTATATCATCTAATACTACAACTCATACTTTTGTAGGTGCTGATCCTTCAGCTATTACTACTGGTGGAGATTATGCACATATCTTTAAATCTGCATTAGATTACGCTATTACAAGGTCTGTAATACAGAGTGGCGGTCAATATGATCATAAATTTGTATCTGCTTTAACTAATGCAATCAGTACTGGTGGTAATTACACTCATACATTTGTATCCTTTGCAACTAATGCAATTACAGTTGCTGGTGATTCTATTCATATAGCACCTGATTCTCTTAAATTTACTTGTGATAAGGATCAAAATGAAGAAATTGCTTCATATCCTCGTAAGACAGATCCTTCTTATAATCAAATATTACGTGTCAAAGATACGTCAACTACAACTATAACAGTTAATGTTGGTAAATCTGGTGAAAATGATCAATATACTCATACATTTAGTTCTGCAACTTCAAATGCTATAACAAAATCTAAGTATACAACTGCTGATTGTGCAGATGTTTATACAACAACTGGTAACTTAATGGATATCCTAACGGATACATTAGAAAATGCAAATCTAGCAAGTCCTGTAGATCATCTAGGAACAATTACAAGAGTTGCTCCTACATATGAATTCCTTGGTGGTACAGTTAATTCTTATTCTGATACTCCATTTAATGTTGATTATCATGATGCAACTAATGATATCATTCATACAAATCAAGTTGATGTTGATGGTAGATATAGATTCCGTGATGCTGCTGATTTAATTCGTGCTAATCGTGGACCAATCATTGATAAAGCATCATATGATATGCTTCAAAGATATCCAGATCTTGCTTTGGATATGCCTAGAAATGCTGATGGAACTGGTGCTGGAACATTACGTTGTAAGCAAGATATAGGTTTAATTGTTGATGCAATTTCAAATGATATAGAACAGGGTGGAAACCTTAATATGGTAGAAGCTGCTAATTTCTATATCGGTACTAATGATGAATTACAGCATATTCGTTTACAAGTATTCCAGTCTGTTTATGCACATGACAGAATTGGATTCTATGCTAAACAAGCAGTAACTGGTGATTTAACTAATGATAATACTGATGATATTATTGTAGGTGATTGGGGTATTACAAATGATGGTGGTGGATGTGCTGATGTTAAATCTGCAATTGATACTTTAATAACAACTGCAAATGATATTATTGCTCCTACTGGTGAAGATTTCCATATTTCTGCAGATAGACTTTACTTTAATAGAAAATATCTTGCTGATGAAATTACATATCTAACAACACAAGAATTTACTTATCAACTTAATACAGTCAATTATGCAGCATTCCAATATCCTGGTGATAGTGGAGAAACTACATGTCAAAGAGATTTAAAACTTATTATCTTAAGTATCATATCTGATTTACAAACAGGTGGTAATAATAGTACAATTGCTGCAATTGAAAAATATCTAACTGCTAGTTTACAAATTGATGAAGTTGAAAATGAATTGTTACCTACAATCTATTCAATAGAACTTCTTAAGACTTATGGTGAAAAGGCAGTTAGAAATCTTCTTTATGATAAGTTTACTGCTGTAACTGGAGATCAATATGCTGCGATTCATACAGATGAAGCTTCTTATAGAGATTCAGAAACTCCTACAGATATTAATGCAGTTGTTTATAGATTAAGAGATCTTGTTGAAATTGCAGTTAATATGCTTGCTCCAGGTAAGAATGAGGCAAGAAGTGCTGCTAAGAATATAATGTATAATAAGAATTACTATCTTTCTGAGATTGGAAGTATAGTTAATTCTCAATTTGGTGCAGGATTATGGACATATGATTCATTTGTTAATGAATTAACAGATGATATTATTCATGATATAATCACAACTAATGTTGATAACACAACTCGTGCATATAAGATTGCAATTACTGGTGCTTCTGGAATATATTCTGATGGTGAATTAGTTACATATTCTTCTGGTGTTGCCGAAGTTCTTGAATATGATGCATCTAATAGTCACTTATACATTAAACCAACAACTACAGATATTCCTACTACAAGTGATACTATTGTAGGTAAGAGTAGTGGTGCTACAAGTACATATGGTAGTGTAGTTTCTGTTTATGATGTTTATCAAAAACCAACAAATGTTAAAATTATTAATACTGCTAGACAGATAACTTCTAACATTCAAGGTCAAATTTCAGGTGATAACCTTTATACAGGTTCAGAAGATTTTGGTACTACTTGGACTAATGAGTTATCTACAGTAACAACAGATGATACAAATAATGCTCCACCTGATTTTGATAGATCTTCTAAGTATACTGCTGATAAAGTTGAATCTAATACTACTCCTGGTGAGCATGGAATTCATAGAACTTATGCATTGAATGCTTATGATACATTTGATGATGGTGTAATTAAATTTGATGATGCAACTAATTACTTTGATGAAGGTGCTATTGGAATACAAGAAGATCAGCAATATACTTTCTCTGTATTTGTTAAAGCTGGTACTGAAACTCAAGCACAAGTTGGAATAATTCTTGATGATGGAACTGCTGGAATACAAGAAGCATTCTTTAATATTAATCTATCTACAGGAACATTTGCATCTATATTCCAACCTCAAAATGGTATTGTAGTGGATGGATATGGGGTTGTTCCTTATGGTGATGGTTGGTATAGAGGATATGTAACTTGTACTTTCTCCTTTGGTTTCTCAAATCTAAAAACTAGAATTGCTTTGAATAATAGTGCATCTTATAATACAGCAACAAATCTATATGTTTGGGGTGCAAAACTTAATAAGGGTGCATTAGATCCTTATACTGCAGTATCTGGTAAATTATTCTATTCAGATACTGAATATAATATTAAACAATATGCTATTGATTTATTAGCTGGTTATATCAAGCAAGCTATTACAGGAACTTTAACATCACCATCTACAAATACTAGTTTCTATGCTTATTATGATTCAGTTGCTTCTACTGATTATGATGAAAAGACAATTAGAGAATTTGTTAATGGTTCATTAGATATTATTCGTAAGCAATTAGATGTAGATACTTATTATACTGGTATTGCTATTAATAATGCAATTACAATTCCTTCAAAACTTTATGGTACAAGATCTATTCCTATTGGAATACAGGGTGGATTGAATTCTACTGACTTTATATACGGAACTCAAAGTGATGCATTTGCTGAATTAGAGACTATATCCCTTAATCAAGGTAAGATTGTTAAGATCTTCCAGAGATTCCGTATTGATGGTGATATTACTGATGGACCATTTACTATGAATGAAACCGTATCTAAACAGGGTGCTCCATCTATTACTGGTAAGGTTTATGCATATTATGCAGATGATAATTACAAATATCTTGATGTAGAAGTTACTGCTGGTCCTTGGGCAATTACAGATGTTGTTGTTGGTGGTGAAAACTCCACAACTGCTCAGATTAGTTCTATTGAAGATAGAATTCAAATAATTGATCTTAGGGGTACATTTACTGATAATATTCCATTCAAAGGATATAATTCTGGTAATACTGCTCAACCAACAGGATTCTTGAATAATCAAGCAGCAGTATTAGATAATACTGGTGGTACTCTAACAGTAGATACTGAGACTCTTACTGGAACATTTGAAACAACTTCTGTTGTTTACCCAGAGTCTTCAAGACAATATATTGAAGTTAGTCAGTATACTGGATTAAATGTAGGGGTTGGTAATAGAATTGCTTCTAATGGATATATTAGACTTGGAGTTACAATTATAAGTGGATTAAATGTCTTTGCTGTAGGTAATAGACTTTATAAGGTTGTTAATGGTGCTCAAGATACTAATACGTATGGTATTATTACTGAAGTTGATTTAGATAATAATTACCTATACATTACTGAATTCCAAGGAACATTTACAAATGGAGATCTAGTTGGTGATTATGGTACTGGTGGTGGATTCCCTGTTGGATATGCTTCTATATCAACTAAGGTAACTACTGCTGGTGCTGCAGCTGCATTGGTACAGGATATACGTGATGTTGGTGTTAATAAGAGATTATATCTTAGTGACATTAAAGGCACCTTTACCACAAGAGATTCTGTAAGTGGACCTGAAGGATATAAAGCAGTTGTTTTAAGTAAGCAAGATCTATTTGGTCGTGTTAAGAGATCATTTAAAGGATTTGATGGAACTACAACTACGTTCCCATTATCACACACAAATGGTACTAGTTACTTCCCAGATCCAGAAGGACATCTTTTGGTATTCATTAATGGTATTTTACAACCTCCAGGTGCTACTAACGCATATACAGCGTTCTCTAATCAAATCCAGTTTACTGAAGCACCAGAACTAGGGGCATCATTTACAGGATTCTATGTAGGTAAGTTGAGACAATTGGATGACATTTCATTCGAGTTTGACTCCTTACGTCAATCATTCAACCTTAAGCGTAATGATATATTCTACTCACTAACTCTAACTGAAGGTGTACAATCTAGTACGATTCTTCCAGAAAATAATATCATCGTTTCTCTAAATGGTGTTATTCAGGAACCAGGCGTAGGTTTCGAGATTGTTGGTTCTAGAATTATCTTCTCTGAAATTCCTCGTGTAGGATCCACATTTGTAGCATTCTCATATGTTGGTTCTGAGGCAGACGTTGATGCTGCTGAAGTTGTACCTCCAATTGAACCTGGCGACTTTATAGATATACAAGGTGAGACAGAAGATAGAGAAGTTGCTGTTATTGAATCTTCTAATTCATTAATTACTTTTGACTATCTTGGATCTGTCTTCGGGCAAGATGCTATTGGTCAAGCAGTAATAACAAATGGTTTTATTCAAACCGTTCAAGTAACTGCTGGTGGTAGTGGATATAATTCAAGACCAACAGTAAGACTCGATTCTATTTCTGGATTTGATGGACAAATTCGTGCTCTAGTTGGAGTTGCTGGTGTTGAAATGAGTGCTGCTGGTTCTGGATATCAGAATCCAAATGTTGCAGTTGAAACATCTGTTCCTGATGATTGGACTGCTCCTGATTTGAGTCTATATGGTCAAGAATTAGTTGATCCAGAAATACTTCCATAAATAACTAAAAATTGTAGCGAATAATGGCTAAACAAACTATCGGCATTGGTACTGCTGCCAACGACAACACAGGTGATACTCTGCGTGTTGGTGGTGATAAGATTAACGATAATTTTAATGAAATCTATTCTGCGATTGGGAATGGAACTAGTTTGACTGTTAATCTTACTAACCCTGCTAGTGGTCAGGTTCTTCGTTATGATGGTGCTAATTTTATACCCTCTGATTATACTAATTTAACTGCAGCATTGGATGTTAATGGTAATTCTATTATCTCCGCATCTAACGGAAATATTACTATTGCTCCTAATGGAACTGGAGATGTAACAATATCTAATGGTGGTATTACTAATACTTTTGAAGGTACTGATGGTACAATTGATTTACCAACTAAGGTAAAATATAAGAATGAATATACTACACTTGGTGGTGCTCCATCAGCTGCAACTTATACTGGATATTTCTTTACTGTAGATGGTGATGATAATCCATATGTGAATATTAATATTACTGCAGGTGGTGCTGGTGATGTTCAAGCAAAAGTTCTAACAGAATATTCTAGTATTGGTCTTTTAAACGATGTTGATGTAACTACAGCAGCACCTACTGAAGGACAAGTTCTTAAATGGGATAATACTGCTGGTAAATGGGAACCAGGAGATGATACTGCTGGTATTTCTTCTCTTAATATTTGGGCATCAGTTGCAGGTGATAGTGGAACTACAACAGCAGATTCAACATCAGATACTTTAACTATTGCTGGTGGTACAAATATTACAACTGCTGTTTCTGGAGATACTTTAACTATTGACTTTAGCGGTAGTTTAACTACAACCTTTGCAGCACTAACTGACACTGATGTCACAGGTATTACACAAGGAGATTCGTTATTTTATAATGGTACTAATTGGGTTGTCACACGTAGTCCAATTACTTGGTGGGAAATAAATTCTAATGGAGCATCAGATTACACTTTTGATGGACCTGGATTCCCTTCTACAGCAAATGATCCAACCCTTTATGTTCATAGAGGGCAGACATATGCTTTTGATAATACAGTACAAGCTGCATCACATCCTTTCAGAATACAAAGTACGCAAGGATTAAGTGGGACTCCTTATACTACTGGGCAAACTGGTAGTGGAACTAGTGTTCTTTATTGGACAGTTCCTATGGATGCACCAAGTACACTTTATTATCAGTGTACAATTCACGCTGCTATGCAGGGTACTATTAACGTTGTAAGTTGATATAAATGGCAAGAACTGTTCCTGGATCTGGTGCTGTAATCAAACCAATTTTTGATGAGATTTTTGGTGTTCGTGCAGTAGAGGTAGAAAATGGTGGGGCTGCATATGATCCTGCTGATCCTCCACGGCTGACTATTACTGGATGTGGTACTCCAGATGTAGAGGCACTTCTTTATCCAATCATAGATCAAGATTCTGGTAGGATTATACATGTCCGTGTATTAGAGAGAGGTAGAGGATATGATCCTTTACGTCTTCAAATTATTCCAGAACAAGAGACACCTAATGTATTAACATCATTTGATATTAATAGAATATGGCAATCACATCCAAATTCTACTACTGTTGGTTCATTTAGCACAGATACTGATAGATTAAGAATACAATCAGATAATCATCCAAAACCTACTTGGACTCAAGCAGAAGCAGTTCCAGGTGGAGGTCCATTAGTAGATAGATCATTTGATCAGACTTTCATTTATAGAGGTGGTAAAGATGTCCCGAATCCAGGAACTAGAGAAGTACAAGATGATAAGGTAGTTGGAATATTAGCAAATGGTGGATTAATACATACTCCAGAATGGGGTGTTGATGGAAATCCATTTCCAGGTTATAGTATTGATAGTGTTAAGTATCCTTATATAAAATCCAATAACACATATGATGTAGTAACAGAAAGTAATGTAAATTATTATCAATCAAGTAAACTTATAAATGAATTTGATTTAGATAACGGTGTATTTGACTGGGGTAAAATAAGACAATTTACTTGGACTACAAAAGTAGAATTTGATAATTTAATGTTAACTGTTGATACAGTTGATGAGACTTTAGGTAACGTAGAAGTTGGAAGAATAGTTGATGAAATTAGTGGACAAGCAAGAGCCACTATCTCTAAAGTTGTTAGAAATAATTTAAATGTAGTTACTCATGTATATGTAAGACTTGTTTCTACTGGAGCATCATTTAGTCAAAATGATTTTTGTTTAGGTTCTAATGGATTTACTTTTAAAATAACCGAAGAACCAACACCATTTCCTAATGGGATATTTTATATTGAATTTGGTCCAGATGCTAATGAATTTGGTCCTTTTGTTGCTGGACAATATTATATGGCACCAGAAGATATTAAGGTGCAAGCAAATTATTTAATTAAGTGGAATCAGGCAGATAGTAGTAATCAACCTTCTGATACTCATGCTAATGGGCATCCTATGCAATTTAGCACAACTCCAGATGGTCCTTTAAATCAAACTCCTGGAACTCTTTATTATAAGAGTACGGGATTTTCAGAAGCTCCTGCAGCGGATTATGAGAATGAATTTCAACCTTTATTCTTAATGAATGCGGATGAAAATAATAGAATTTATTATTATTGTAAGCATCATACCCATATGTCAGGTCATGACGGTCATGAAGGTTATATAACTCTTGATACTGAAGTTGATGCTGCACCAACAACTAATACATATTATTTCACTAATCACTACACTGGACCTGATTATTCAAGACATCCTGATGGACATTCTAAGGTATTGGGTATGTCTTATGATGGATATCCAATTTATGGACCTTGGGGATATAATTCTTCTGGTACTGTTGCTAGAGAAGTATCTAGTTATAGATTAAGAACTACTGCTGAATTACCAGGATCTAGACCTATAGTTAATACTGTTTCTGATGTAACATATGCAGTTACAGTTTCTAATGGAAAATTTTTATTTGATGGATCTACTCCATCATTCTTAAATCTTTATAGGGGTAAAACATATATTTTCAATCAAGATGATTCTTCTAATGATGGTGAAGCATTATTAATATCTACTTCAGAAGATGGATGGCACGCAGGTACTTTAGGGGATACTTCCTATCTATTTTCTGGAGAGGGTATTAAGTATTACTTAGAAAGTAGTGAAGTATCATATAGTGCATATATTGCTGGATTTGATGCTGCTACTAATAGAGAAATAAGATTTACAATTCCTGTTAATTGTCCTATTGCTCTTTATACATTTGCTGATACAACAGCATCTTTTGGAGTTAGAACTGTTCAAGATGGTTATGTTTTAGGTGATTTAGTTGAAGATTATATTTACGATTCTAGTGTAGGTACATTGGATGAGTTTAATGGTAAATTTGCTGTTACTCCTGAATATCCAAATGGAACTTATGCTTACTTCATGACTGAAGATGGTAGTGGTAATCCAGTCTATCCTTATATTATTGGACCAAAGTATTATGGAGTTCCTTTATTTGAAGGTGATACACCTCCTGATGCAGCAACTACATTCCCTACTGGTGCAGAAGGTGAAGTTGTATTAAGTACTGATAATCCTGGTCAAGTTTCTTATATTAAGATGACCAAAAAGGGTGATAATTATTTTGGTTCAACGAAAGCAAAGATTTTAGGTGGAGAAGGTTCTGGAGCAGAAGGAACTCCAGTTGTACAGACTGTAACAGGTTTATCTCTTATTAATAATGGTAGAAACTATGATACTCCTCCAACTCTTATCTTTGAAGGTGGTGGTGGACAAGGTGCCCAAGGTGCTGCTAAAGTTGATACTCTCGGAAAAGTTACAGGAATTTCTGTTGTAGATGGAGGGGAATTCTATCAAGAAGCACCTTCTGTTCTTATTTCTGGAGGTGGTGGACTTGGTGCAAAGGCATATGCCGAAATCTCACAAGGACAGATAACAAATATTGTTGTTACTGATCCAGGTAAAGGTTATATAAATCCTCCAAATATCATATTTACAAAATTAGTAAATCTTAAGAGAAAAACTAGAGCCAGACAAGCATATAATTCTACAGCAATATATTTAACTGGTCTTGTTAAAAATATTGGTGCTTCTGATCTTCAACTATATGTTGATTCTACTGATGCATATCCAGGTTCTGGATCTTTAATACTTAACACTGAAACCATATCTTACACCAATAAAGCAGAGGGTAAGTTTTATGGATTAACTAGAGGTGTTAATTTCAATTATGATCAAAGAGTAGTTCTTGATTCTGGACAGAATAATCAAGAAGGTATTTCAACATTCTCATTTAATGTTGGTGATAGAGTTATTAGGCAAGTTGAAAATGCTAATAATAAAGTTGCAAAAGTATATGATTGGGATCCTGCTACTAGAGAACTTTTAGTTGTATTTGAAGTTGATGAATTAGCATTTATTGATGCTGGTATACCTTCTACAGAAGATGCTATAGTACAATTTGATGCAGGAGTTCCTGCTAGTGCTCCATCTGGATTTGATCCTCATGTTGTAATTGATGCTACTGGTAGTACTATTCCAACCTTAACTGTACCTATAGGATCTATAGCAGATAAAGATTTCCAAGATATAGCAGAGAATGATGGTGCAGGTGATGGTATTCCTGATTTAGTTAATACTGGTACTACTTTTGAAAACCAAATTAGTTTAGAAGGTGGTATATATAGTTCTTTATATGGTATTGAAGAAACTCAAGGTGGAACTAATACTACCTTATTCCAAGTTGGTGATAATGTAAAAGATGGAAGTGTACCATTTAAATTTGCTACGATTGTAGAAGCAGGTGGATTGAGTGAAGGTAAAGCACATAATGCTATTTTGAGTATACACTTAGATCCTAATGTAAGTAATGGATCAAATTATACTGTTAATGAACTTGTAACAGGTGATGTTTCTGGAGTTAGAGGAACAGTTGTATCTTGGGATCCAGTTAATTCAATTCTACAAGTTCAAGATATTACTCCATTTAATACTGGTAATATTAATGTTGGTGTAGATGGATATTTAAATGAATTTTCATACAATAGTACTATTGTTGATTTCATTATACAAAATCAAGGAACCAACTATACAGCGACTCCAACCATAACAATAGAGAATACTGGTGATATACAAGCAACTGGTACAGTTAACATGTCCACTGCTGGTGACCAAGTTTCTTCAATATCCATTACTAATGGTGGATATGGAATCCAACAGACTGTTGATGGATTATATGCAATACATCCAACAATAACCTTCACAAATGCAGCTGGTGATACCACTGGATCTGGTGCTGTTGCACAAGCAGTTTTGGGTGGAGAGAACTTAGTTGGTAATGGTGGTGCATCTTATAGAATTAAGCGAATTGATTATAATACAATCGTTCGTTCCAAATAGGCATAAATAAACAGGAGGACAATAGTCACTAGGACATGGCAGCTCTATTAACTGATCAATTTAGAATTTTTTCAGCGAAAAAATTCATCAAAGCTCTTGAAGGACCAGATGCAACACAAAGTGATGATGCAGCTGGAGCTAATCGGGATCGTGTATATATTTTCATTGGAAGACCACAAGTTTGGGATAATGAAAACTCACCGCCTCAAGCGGTAGATTCATTTTCTGAATTTTCAGCTTCTTATGATGACATGATATCTCTGAAGAGAGTCCTTGCTTCAGATACCGTTCAGGTGGTTCGTAGAATTGACTGGGTTTCTCCAGAACAAACTACTGGTGGATTAGGTTTCACTTATGACATGTATCGTCATGATTATTCTCCTAGTAAAACTGCTGC